GCCCACGCCGAAGAGTGCCGCCGGATGGCGGCGAGTACTTCAAACGCCGAGCACAAGACTGCGCTCATTGAAATGGCAGAGGCTTGGGAAACTCTGGCACGGGACCGAATAGAACACCTCCGACGGCAGGCGCGTATTGCCGCCTTGGAGAAGTCGGCGAAGACGCCAGATTTGCGTGCTGCCGCCGGGATCGATTGCGATGCTGTCGGAACGGCAAACAAACGGCCTTGAGCACGCCTGCCCCAAGTGCGGCGGTAGCATGAAATGGTATCGCTCGGAAGCCGACGAGGGGTGTCAAACGATTAGGCATTTCTTTAGCTGCATCAACTGCGGTTCACTAACGAGCGTTAGTACCGTCGCCGCCGTGAGCGCAGATGGCGACCCCGACGCGGAGGATGCGACACTAGGTCCATTCCGAGGCGACTGGCTCTGAACCGAGGCATTGTAAGAGACCTCCCAAATGAGCACTGGCCCCTTTTTGCTTAGTTAACCGCTAACCGGTTTGCGGTAACGTGCAACCGCCTCGGCCAGAGGTGGAGCTTGCCCATGCGCTTCCCGTTATCGGCCGGTATCTGCCTGATCGCGCTCTATACGATCGATGCGTATTTCTGTGGTGGCATTTACTTCGACGCCGTCCATCATATGGCCGTTCACTTGCGCCGGCATTTCTGAGACCGCCTAGTTGGCGGCCTCTTTCCTACGAGCCATTCACAGTGCGCTTCAAGCCCGCAACGCGTGGTCGCCCGTGCCCATTGCATCGCGGGCAGCGGAAGTCCCGGAGCACTATGCGGATCGGGGCCTCAGGATCGCGCGGCTTCATTCGCAAATCCAAATCTCCGTGCAGCCCACAACTATCGCAGGCGATGACGACCCATGGATACCGCGCCGTAATCGCCGCGCCGACCTTCGGCCAGAACCAGACGGGGCGCTTCGCTGAGAGTTTCGCGTTGAAGCGCCGCACGACCGCCAGCGCGTCGCGCTCGTCTTCCTGAGCGCGCTTCATCCTTTCAATGGCTTGGACACGCTCGTGCCAATGCGGACGCTGATATTTCTCGGGCATGGTGTGGGTCTGAATTCACGATACGTTCTAGGTTTGCGGATTGTTCGTGTGAGGTCAAACGGTGCTGGCCCCTGGTTTTCCACCGCAATGGTCCCTTTTGAAATGAGAGGTGGCCCCTTTGAACTGTAGGAGACTTTTACGGAAAGATTATTTGCGCGTCGGGACGGGCGGGATGAGAAAGAACGGGGACATCAAATGCAGATCATCATCGGGTCAGTATTGCTGATCGCGTTCGTGGGTATGGTCTATGTCGCCCGTCCCGAACCTGGCAGCGACAGTGTGCCGTGGCTCGCAAGGCCGTGGATTCTAGGTCAAGTCTATGTGCTCATAGCCCTTGTCATGGCCGTCATTGGTATCAGCTTTATCTTGAACAACTGGCCCTCCTAAGATGGACCGATTTTCACCAATCTTGGCCGCCATTGTGATGCTGGCGCTCGGCGGCGGAATGGCCGCTTACGAGTGGTCACGTGTCAAAGCCAAGCGGCCTCTGTTCGGCGGCCATCAGGTGGTGACGCTGTACTGGTGTGCGTACCTGTCGCTGCTGGTGCTTGGCGTCACGATGGTAGTTGCCGCCACAGTGCGGGGTTGGGCCGCCTAGTTGGCGGCCTCTTTCATATCCCCAAACGGCCACGCCGGAGGGACGAGTGAGCGGACCTCGCGTTGGCGCGAGGAGCATTTCGCGGCGGGCAAAACCCCCGCTGGGTCCTTCAATCATTTCCTGAACGCGCTGGGGCCGAGCGCGGGGTCTCGCTCACCGCGAAACATCGTTGCCCAGTCGATGTTGTCGTGCCTATGATGTGATTGTCGCCGCGCCGGTGTCCTGCACGCCTTCTCAGGACGAAAGGTCGAAGAGAACCCGTTCGCGGGTTTGCCTTCTCTGCCGCCGGTTGACAAACACTGCCGCGCCGACGCGCGTGGCAAGGCAAGGCAAGGCAAGGAAAGAGGGCGGGGGCGGGATCAAAAGTCCCTCCCCGCATTTTTCGGGGCCGAGCCAAGGGGTGACTTTCGCCAAATTCGGACTAGAGCCACGTGTCCTGAAATGACATGCCGGCGACTAATGATGCGAACGCGGCATACGTCGCGGCAAAGATGCCTAGTGCGCCCGCAGCCCACCGTGCGCCGTCTAGCTTCCATACGAGGTATATCACGATCAAGACCTGAAGCACGAAAACGCCGAAAGTTACTGTGTGCGTCCAGTTAAGTGTAGCTTGGCCACGCATAAGTCCTGCGGCAAAGACAAGTATTTGGCTAGCTATAGGCGGAATTACAAATCCGAGTAGCATCCGATTTCCGGCTAGCATCCCTAGAACCAAACCTAATGCAAGGCACAAAACACCTAACGCGGGTATTGCGCTCAGTGGTCCTGCCGCGAAAGGGCTGAGTACACTCAAAAAATACCACTTGGGCAGCGCGAAGAAGAGCCACAAGGCATTGCCCATGTCTGCCTACCATGTCCCGCTAGTTGGCGGGCCTCTTCCAGATCACAGCACTCCGGACCAGTTGCCGGATAATGATCGCACAATCCAAACCGTCGCCGCATCAGTCGAAAGGATGATGCCAGATTAGAAAACCGTGTGGGGATACGGGAATTGCGGTTAGACCGGAGTGACGACGGCGCGCCCGCACCAATATAAGAATGTGAAGCGCCGGGCACGCTTGCGTGCCTGTGGGAGCGAGTTAATTTGCTCGTCATGGTGCAAAACTCTACTGAGAGATCGCGTCCTCTCGCGAATTGGATCGAGGAGAACATCTGCCTTCCGGCGGGGGTGACTGCCGAGCCGGGGCCGATCAAGCTCTACCCGTACCAGCGTAGCATCGCCGAGGCGATTGCCGATCCGCGCATCGAGCGCGTGAGCGTCCTCAAATCGGCGCGCATCGGCTACACTGCTCTCATGACCGCCGCTCTCGCCCATTTCATCGTGCGCGAGCCGGGACCGATTTTGCTTCTGATGCCCACTGAGGCCGACTGCCGGGGCCTGATGGTCGATGACATCGAGCCGCTTTTTCTGGATAGCCCGGCGATCCGAGACAAGCTCCCGATGCCGCGTCCGGGGCGCTCGGATCGCAACACGCTCCTGCATCGCCTGTTCGATGGCGGCTCGCTTAAGGTCGTGCCCGGAAAGGCCCCTCGAAACCTACGGCGGCATAACGCGCGCGTCCTGATGATCGATGAGGTGGACGCCATCGAGGTCTCGGCGGAAGGCGATCCGGTCTCGCTCGCCGAAAAGCGCACACTCAGCTTCGCCAATCGCAAGATCATCTGCGGATCAACGCCGCTCGATGAGGAGACCTCGCACATCGCGAGGCTCTACTCGCAATCCGATCAGCGGGTGTGGGAGGTGCCGTGCCCGCATTGCCGCGCCTTCAATGAGATCAGATGGCCGGCCATCGAGTGGCCTACGGAGCGTCCGGAGCTAGCCGCATGGCGGTGCCCATCCTGCCGCGCGGTCGTTGATGAGCAGCACAAACCTCAGATGCTCACAGAGGGACGCTGGCGCGCTTTGCGCCCCGAGGTCGGCTCAGGACATGCGGGCTTCAAAATCAACGCACTGGCGAGCCTCCTGCCGAATGCATCGTGGGGGAAGCTCGCGGCCGAATACCTGCGGGCGAAGGACGACGCGGACACGCTCAAGGTGTTCGTGAATACCGTGCTCGGGGAGCCGTGGCGCGAACAGGCGGACGAAGTCGAGGAGGCGGACCTCGCAAGGCGGGCAGAGGGTTTCGACATCGATCACATTCCGCCTGAGGTGCTGGCCGTCACTGTCGGCGGAGACTGCCAAGATGATCGGATCGAACTTTCGTTGATCGGACACGCGCGCGACGGCTCAGCGTTCGTGCTCAGTCATTCAGTGGTGTGGGGCAGTCCGCTCGATGACGATACATGGGCGGAGGTGGACAAGCTCCTCCGCCAGCGCTGGCAGCACCCGCTTGGTGGCACGCTCAAGGTCGATGCGGCAGTGATCGATGCCGGCGACGGCGGGCATTACGATGCCGTGATGGCGTTCTGCAATGCGCGAATGTCCCGGCGCATACTCGCGGGCAAGGGAGCAGGAGGTTTTGCGCGGCCGGCCATTCAGGTGACGCGGACCAAGCGTGGCCGCCTGTTCATCATCGGGGTTGATGTTCTCAAGACGCAGATCATCAATCGGCTTTCGCGCGGGCAGACCATCCGGTTTTCCCATACGCTCGACGCGACGTATTTTGAGCAACTCGCGAGCGAGCGGCGGGTCGTGCGCATGACGCGGGGCAGGCCGATGGCACGGTTCGAGCGCAAGCCGGGAATGCAGGCGGAAGCGCTCGATTGCCTCACCTATGCGCTCGCCGCGAAGGCTGCGTTGAGCCTCAATGCCGCCGCTTTCGATCAGCGGCAGGATGCGTTGTGCGCGCCGACGATGCCGGTGCGGAGCGATCCGCGTGGCGGGATACCGTCGACATGGATGTCGAGGTAAGCCGCGCAAAATAATTTTTAGCGGGCGAAGTCGATGAAGCTAAGGGCAGACGGCTCATAGAATTGCACGTATTCGCAGTAACTTGGGCGACGGAAAATTCGCTGATCCGCTGATAGCGGACAATTTATAGAACGTCGTAAATCAACAATGCGCGTACTATTGATTTCCGGAGGGTTGCGACGGGAATTGAAATAGGTTTTGTTGCGCACGTAGGTGTGTGCAATGACCGACGTGTCAAAAATCGTCGAGACGCCATGCTGCCGCGCGGGACGTGCCGCCCAAATCGCAGGAATGCAGCGCGGCCAAATCGCCATCCTCCGTTACCGCGAAAATCTCAATTTCGGAACTGAAACGCCGGGTGGCTGGACGTATTCGCCGCTCGATGTCGCGGAGCTTACGTGTTCGCTCGGCCTCTCGGTCTGCGAGGCGGTGAGCGTGGCGCGGAATGAGTTGCGGCCGATCCTGAATGCAGAGTTTGTCAATTTGCTCGCGCACGGGTTCTACTCCGAAGGCGGTTATGAGGTCGTCGATGATGCGATCACCCGCAGGCTCTACGCCGACGTGGTGATCGAACGCGTTGTTAAAGAGCTTCAACTGCCCTTGCCGGTTCGACCGTTTCCGCGCACACCCGAAATCGCGCTCGAAATGATCGAGCACATCTTCAGGTATTTTGACAGTCCGCCCGGTGCGTTGCGCTGGCAAAGATGGTGCGCGTCTGCCATCGCGCGCGGGGGTGTTTCGCTCGATCAGGCGGCGGCAGAACTCGGCGCTCCATTCTGGTTTTTGCGCGCACTCGCCGTCGCGTTGCACGCCGAAGCATTGTTTGAGCCGGAGATCGTGGCTGCTGTTGAGCGGCGTGCCGCTGCCTTCGAGACCTTGCGCGAGGTGCTGCATTGAGCACTCTCGGCAACCTTTTCGACCGGGGCAGGCGTGCCATGCTCGCGCTGCGGGGCTATGAGGCTGCGGGCGGCGGCTGCCGCTGGCCGGTAAATTCGCAGATGTTCTCCCCTGTACGGGATGCCCTCGCGGCTCAGTCTCGCGTCGCCGCACGGGCAAATTTCGCATCCGCCAACAATCCGACCGCTCAGCGCATCGCTTCGCTGTGGACCGACAATGTGATCGGCGACGGGCCGACCGCGCGCTCGCAGCACCCGAACCGAATTATGCGCCGCGCGCTCGAAAGCGCGTGGGCGCGCTTCTATCGCCGTGCCGGTCTCGATGGCGATCTCTGCGCCGTGCTGCGGCTCGCCTTCCGCGCGATGGTGATCGATGGCGAAGTTCTGCTGCTGATGCAGACGACCGCGCGCGGTGAGGTTCGCGTGCGCGTTTTGTCATCCCGGCACCTCGATGCCTCAGTCAATCGCGAGGCGGCAGATGGCGGGCAGATCGTTTCGGGCGTCGAATTTGATCTGACTGGTGAGCGCGTCGCCTATTGGATTTTGCCCGATGCCGATCCGCTAGCAACGATCAGTCGTGCCGCTGTGCGCGTCCCGGCTGAGGACGTGATCCACCTGTTCGATCCGAAATTCCCCGGTCAAGTGCGTGGGCTTTCGTGGCTGACGGCTGTGCTGCCGATGCTGATGGAGTTTGACCGGCTGCTCGATGCGTTGTCGGCTCGCATGAACACTGCGGCGCTGTTCGGAGCTTGGATCACCGATCCGGAAGGCAGTGCGTTTGGCGATGCAGTGAGCAAAACCAGCGACCGCGCCGAACTCTCGATGGAGCCGGGGATCGTCCGCATTCTGCCGCCCGGTGCCGATATCCGCTTCCCCGATCTCCCGACAATCGACGGCGCGCCCGATCTCTTGCGGCAGATGCTCCGCAGCATCGCGGCCGGATGCGATCTCCCCTATGAACTGCTCGCTGGCGACCTCAGCCACGTCAACTTTCGAGCGCGAAGACGGGTTTCAGCGCGTTTTATCGGCGCTGCAAAGCGATCCGCGCGTTAATTATCTCTGAGGTGCTGGAGCGTCTGTGGCAACGGGTGGTGGCGCTCGAAATCATTTCCGGCCGCTTGCATGCGCCTGATTTTGAATTCGCGACCGATGACTATTTCGGCGCGAGCTTTCTTTTCCCGCAGTGGGAAAGCCTTAATCCGCTCGACGAGACCAAAGCGGATGTGATGGCAATCGAGGCAGGGATCGCCTCTCGTCATCAAATCATCGCCGCGCGCGGCCGTGACCCCGAAGAGGTCGATCGAAATTGCCGCCGACCAATTCACCCCGCGATTGATCGTCAGCCCAAACGCCGCTCTCACCCAATAGGAGTTTCCAAAATGCCGTTGGCGTTCTCGAACAAGCTCCTGAGCCGCGATATCGGGGACATTTTGGAGGTGCGCGATGCAGTCACTCGGCCGCGCACTTTTAGCGCCGCCGCGCGTACCGTGGAGGTGATCGCTGCAACAACGACCCCCGTGTCGCGCCGGGACGCGCAAGGCGAGTTCGATGAAGTCCTCGATTTGCGTGGTGCTGATCTCGATGCACTGATCGGAGCGCCGGTACTCAATGGGCACCGGAGCGAGGGCATCGATAACATTCTCGGCAGCGTCATCGATGCACGCGTCGAAGGCGACCAGATCATCGCGACCTTGCAAATTTCGGAGCGCGCCGATCCCGCCGTGCTCCGGGACATCGGGGAAGGCGTGATCAATTCGGTCTCGCTCGGCTATCAGGTCGCGCGTTGGCAACAGGGTACCGCCAATGGCCGCCGGGTCCGCACTGCCGTCGAGTGGACCCCGCGCGAGGTGTCTTTTGTCGCCGTCGGAGCCGATCCGCGTGCGCGCACCCGCTCGCTGGAACGTCACACCGGGCGCGCTTCGATCAATCGCCAAATCCGCGAACTCGGCCGCCGCGCGGGCATCGCGACGCAGACCACCGATCAACTCATCGATAACGAGGCCAGCGTCGAGGAGGCGTGCGTCATGTTCTTCGATCAGATGCTTACGCGGGGCACTCTGCCGATCCGTGTCTCGATGGGCACCGACTACACCGACCCGAACCTTCAGACCCGCGCGGTCGAGGATGCGCTCTATGGGAAAATGACTGGCATCGTCCCGAGCGGCCCCGCCAGCGCATTCTATCACCGCAGCACAACCGACCTGATGGCGCATTGCTTGCGCATCCAAGGGGTGTCGCTCCGGAGCGAAGACCCGGCTGAAATCTTCCGCGCGGCAATGCTGACGCGCTCGGCGGGCGGGCTGCATAGCACCTCGGATTTCCCGACCGTCCTCGGCAACACCGCGAACCGCCGTCTCGGCGAGCTTTTCAAGGCGGCCGAGAGCGGCGCTTCCGCCATCGCCGCAAACGGCACGGTGCGTGACTTCCGGCCGATCACCGAGGCGCGGCTCACTTCCTTTCCCTCTTTGGAGAAGCTCGGTGAGAACGGCGAAATTACGTGGGGCACTCTGGAGGAAACGGGCGAGACGCTCGTAATTAGCTCCCACGCGCGCGGCATCGGGATCACGTTTCAGGTCATCGTGAATGACGACCTCTCGGCAGTGGACGGGAGCATTCGGGATATCGCCTTCGCGACCGCGCAACGGAAGGCGAAGCTGATCGTCGCGGCCCTGAGCGCCCCAATGTCGGACGGCAATTCGCTCTTCCATGCGGCGCACGCAAACCTCGCCAATATCAGCACCGGCCCGGAAGCGGACACGCTGAGCACGGGGCGGCTGGCACTCATGAAGCAGACGGCTCCCGGCAGCACCGAACCGCTCGGCCTCACCCCTGCGATCCTTTTTGTGCCCGCCGAATTGCAGACGGAAGCCGAGAAAACGGTCGCAGCAATCACGCCGGCAAGTTCTGACAACGTCAATCCGTTCGCTGGCAAGCTGCAAGTGGCCGTGGAGCCGCGTCTGACGAGCGCGACGCAATGGTATTTGTTCGCGTCGCCGTCGCTCTATCCGACAATCCGCTTCCTCACGCTCGCGGGCTTTGAGGCTCCGAGGTTCGAGACAAGTCAAGAATTCGACCGGCTCGGCACGTCCTATCGTGTGCACTGGCATTGCGGCGCAGGTCCGGTCGATTGGCGCGGCGCTTGGAAGACGGCTGGGGCGTAATCGTGGCGGACCTCACGACGCTCACGGCAGATTTGGAGCGGCTCAAAAAGGCGCGCCGCTCCGGTGTACTGCGCATTTTGCTCGCGGATCGCGAGGTCACGTACCGCAACGATCAAGAACTCGCACGGCAGATCGCGGCGCTCGAAGCCGAAATCGCTGCTCTGCAAGGCGCTTCTAAACCGCGCACGGTTGCAGTGCGCTCCGAAAAAGGATGGCTCTGATGAAAAATTTCGTTCAACCCGGCCATACCGTCACACTCACGGCACCGACCGGCGGTGTCAAATCAGGCGATTTCATCGTCATAAGTTCGCTCTGCGGCGTCTGCGCTTTCGATGCTGCTGAGGCGAAAATGTCGAGGTCGCCGTCACGGGTGTCTATTCGCTGCCGAAGGCGGCGGAGCAGATCGGCCAAGGCACTGCGGCGTATTGGGATGGCACTGCAAAGAACGTGACCGTCACTTCGACAGAT